CGATTCATTACCTTGTCGATAATCATGTCTGTACATGTCATAAGGAGTATTTGAAACCCATTGAACTTTTCTTATGACTCTTCTGGCATTTTCTGCAGTAATCTTCTTACCAAATAAACTAGTATCTTTATAATGAGACAAATATTGAAAATTATCTACAGGATTATTAGTTGTACTTGTATTCCAATTGTCAGTTCTACCAAATCCAACTGATCCTGGAGTTGGATTTGATAACCCTAAAAAGGCATAATAAGAATTATTACTGATAGACTCTACAAAAGAACCAGCATTCAATATTCTAAATTGATCTGTTACGAATGCGGACATATTAATTGTTTTTTATATATTTATAAGACAATTTTAGTTTTCAATTATACTTCTCTTTTAGGTAGTGCTCCGGTTTTTCTAATACCAATACCTCTTCTCTGAATTGTTGGATATGTTGTCAATCCAGATACAGTATTTCCAGTAACTCCGATTGATATTGGATTTGTAGATCTTATTCCTCCAGAAAATCTTCCCCATGAATATTTTCCAACTGGATTTAATGTATTTCCAGTAGTTCCAAGTCCAACAATATTAGAATTAGAATTTACATTACATGTAATAATTCCAATTTTTGGTCCATCACCTGTATTATCATTAGACCAAGCAGAAACATAGTAAACATTGTCTAAGAAAGTTGTTCCAATTCCAACAACTGCAGAATTTGAATTATCAATTGATGTAACTCCACTACCAATTCTAGTATCGTAAATATAAATTGGATAACCTGTTGATAGTCCAACAAAATGTGAAGTAGCAACATCATGCTGTACTTTAAATTCAAGTGCTAAAGGAACTCCAATTCCAGTTGTTGTTGTAATACCAGTTACAATTCCAGAGAAACCTTGAATAGTAGTGAAATTGAGTCCAGTTATAGATTCAATAGAATCTGATGTTTGAGTAGAAATACCATTAACAATTAAACAATCAAAAGTATCTTCCGCATTTCCAGTGCCTTTTTCATAATCAAATAATTCTGAATTATCAACAAATATTTGAGTATCTGTTGTGGATAAATCTTTAATAATTCTTGCAGTCGGGAAGATTAAAGGTTCTAATACATCTCTTGATTTGTAAACATATTGGCCATTAATTTTTTTATCAGTTTTTTGCTTAGTCCAAGATAGTGGTTTATAATTAGTTTCATCAACTCCCAACCCAGAATATCGATTAGTTTCAAATTTATCGAAATTAGTCAAGTTATAAACTGTTCTTTTATCTTGAGTTACTGTATTTGGATAAATGTTATTACTTATGACCTGAACAATATCACCAGTTTCTATAGTTGGTATAACATTATCAAATAATACAGAATCAGTTCCATCAACACCTTTATAGAAGTAAATTTCAATTTCTTCTTCTGGTACTGGTGCTCTTGTAAATGTAAATGATGTTCCACCTTCAAAAATGTAATTTTCTACAGGTTTTTGTAGCACACCATTGACAAAAATTATTAGAACATTATTAATATTTTTTTCAATAGGAGAATTTTCTTTAGGTTCAAAACTTAGAAGTGATGAATTATAATTGAGAGGGAATCTAGTTCTTGTTCCATCTTGTAGGTCTTTGATAGAATCGATATAATCAAGTTCTCCAAATTCCCAAGCAGCAAAACTATCAGAATAAGTATCAACTACTTCAATTTCAAAATTTGATATTGGAGAAGATAGGAAACCATCAGTCACTAATCCAACGGGTTTAAATACATCACCTCTCCTAAAATTGTATCCAGGTCTTGAGATTTTGAATTCACTTACTTCAAAATAAGTAGATCCTATTCCTGTAGATCCACTAAGTTTCAAGTCTAATAATAATCCAGTACCAGTATCAGTTGTTGCTCCAATTCCCAATCTAGAAACACCAACAACTGGTAGATTTTCATATGATGGATCCGAAACAAATATTTCTGGATTTACATAGTCGGTTCCAGCAGTGCCCACATTGAAAGATAAAGTTCCACCAATACCTATAGAATCAACTGAAACTACTCCTCCTGTACCAGCACCTCCTCCAGGACCCACATTGATTTGAACTGTATTTAATGTAGTCGATGCAATTGATACTTGTTGATTGTGGATAGGATCTCCTCCGGATAATCCTCTTCTCAATTTAGTTTTAGAAATTGCTCTTGGATATGGATGATTTGTTGTATGACTGTCCTTAGAACAAGTGAATACTAATCCATCAGTAGCAATACCAATCGTATTTGATGTTGTTAACCCATGATTCGGAATAGTTAAAGTCAAATCTCCCGACACGGAATTATAAACGGCATTTGTTGCAGTATAAGTACTACCAGTATTATCAGTAATTGAATTTATTCCAGAACTTACAAATTTATGGTCATATTCTAAATCTACTACAGTTACTCCAATAGAAACTAAACCATTATATCCAGAACCATGTCCTGTTGTTCCTAAACCGACAGATATGATAGTACCTCCAGCACCTACAATAGCAGTCACAGAAGCACCTACAAGTGGTGCAAACCCAAGTCCAGGTGTAGATCCATATGAAACTATAATTCCACCTCTAGGAACTTCATTTACATTAACATCATAATCAGAAACAACATATTGGAGTGGATCATCTGGTCTAGTAATTCCAGAAAATTCTACGGTCGATATTCCTGCAGTAGTGTTTTCTAAAATTTGATAATTGAATTTTATAGGGTTATTGTCGGTTTTAGGTGATTGGTAAATGCTATTAATAAAGACTAAACCACTTGAAGCTTCTGTTCCAATTCCAGTAGTATTTGCACCACCAACTTTTAATGTAAATGTTCTTCCAATTCCAGTAAATTCGTCAGATAAATCATCATAGATTTTATTATTATCATAATTAGATTTGAAAAATACTCTGCCAACAAATTGGGATGTTTCAAAATCTAAATTACTAGTTGTTTTTATAATTTGAGGATTTCCTCTTGGTGGTTCTGTAAAGTGAATTTCATCATCTACAATATTAAATGCTCCCTTATGAATCCTCACTAAAGTAGAATCTGTATGAGTTGATGCGGCAGAACCTATAAATCCTCTTTCGACTTTAACTAAATTTATACTTCCATTATTTGTAATTGGTCCTATATTTGTTGTTCCTAATCCGACATTAGTAACACTCATATATTCATTATCAACCAATAATATATCTTTTGGATTTATTGTTGATATTCCACTTAAAGAAACAATAGATGTGCTAATTCCTAATGAACCTCCAACATTTCCACTTAAAGTATGTGTAATCTTAGTGGATGCTATTGGATATTGAACTAAATCGTCAACGGTTATAATACATTTAGTGTTTCTTTCTTTCATAGTAAATCTATGAGCATTCCCTTCTCCAAGAGAGGTAAATGTTGTCCCAATACCACTGGAAGCTGCTGTAGTTGTTATTGCTACTTTAAAAGTATCTTCCGTCAATTTAATAGCATATACTGTAGACGGTAATTCACCGCTAGGAGTAACCATTGCACTGGTTCCAGTACCAATAATTGTAGAATTTGGAGTATAGATTAGTTCTTCACCAGTAACAAAGAAGTGATCTTGAATTGTGAATATTCCAGTAGTTGGAGCAAGTGCTACAGAATTGGGATTGAATTTTTTGGAGAAAATTGGAATATTATTATTTGTAAGTAAAAAATTGGTTTTATTAATTCTAGAACCATTTATTGCATTATAGAATTTTTCGTCAATACTTTCAGTTACGGAACCATATGATAAATCTGAAGGTTCGTTAAAAATATCTATTTCAGAATAGAATAATTTACTGAATACTTCAATATCAATCTGTCCTGTTTGATTTGCATCGGGATAGAATTTGAGTATCAAATTACTTCCAGATATTTCTCCTCCAAATGTTCCGATACCAGCAGCATCGTCTAAAATATCATCATTAGACACTGAAAGGAAAGGTAGTTGTTGAGTATAAACATCAGTCTGATCGGAAACCATCATAACTTGATGAAGTGCCTTTGTCGAACCTATACTTACTTGAATTAATGATTTCGATGCATTAAATAAAATTTTATCTAACGACTGAATTGTTGTAGAAGAAGCACCTACTGTAGAATAAAATTGCGAGTCATAGATTACACTTCTTTCTTGTCCATCAGATTGATCTTCAGATTTAAATCTATAAGTACCAATTCCAGTTGTTGTTGTTCCAAATCCAACAACATTAGTTCTTATTTTAATTTCTTGAGATGAATCATTTTCATGAGTTATGGATAAAATTCCACTATCTATATTGGAATAGAAAGTTCCTATTTGATTTCCTGTTGAAGAACTAAAGACAGTACCATCAATATAATATTCTGACATGAATGTATCTGTTCCATCATGAGCAACATATAATCTCACATAATTCATATCTTGAGTAACACTATTAATTACTTGTGCATTAATATAAAGTGATTCGAAAGTATTGGAATTTACAGAAATAATCGTTGTAGTTCCAATTCCTACACTAGTATTCTCTATATCAACAGATCCTGTCAGATTAGTAAATCCTACAGATTGCGTTCCAACACCAGAGAAAGTTGTATTAAATACTTGCTTAATTAATTTTATATCATAATTTGTATTAAGTGTCTCATTTGGGACAAATCTTAAAAAAGTTTCCTCAGACTCGTTTATGAATAAGTCAAAATTTCCATATGTAGATTCCTGACCAGATATTGATTCATTTTCAACAATAAATGATTCGTTATCGTCAGCATCTCTTAGAATGGTAACATCAGTTAATTGAATTTCACTATTGTTTTCATTAGTTACTCTTAATAAGTAATTGTAATAAGTTCTATTATCAAGTTCTTCTATCAATAAAAATTCGGTGGATTCAGCTTCCGAATTTGAGAATTGATTTTGTATATCGTCAATAGTTAATATATTAAGATTCCTTAATTCTGTATAATTTGTAAGTTTTTTAGTTTTTAATTTTAGGAATTTTGATTTTGAATCTACAACATCGACATCAATAACATTATCAAAACTATTGATAGTATCTACTCTTTTTTCATCAATTACATCATAAATTATAGTAATTCCATCATTAGTAGTAGATAATCCTGCACTTGTATTTGAAATTATTCCAGTGTCTGCAAAATTTTTCAATCCACTTGTATGAACTAAACTTTCTACTGGAGATTGTTGATCTTTGTATGTTATTGAACTCTTTACAGAATAAGATAGATTTTGATAGTAATTATTATCTGAAGTAACCTGAAAATCTTCACTCAATTTTCCAGTTTCAGTGTCCCAACCAATATCTTTTGTATTAGAATATCCAACATTGAATGTCCCTTCATTTAACTCTAAAGATTTAATTGTTGCAATAGTACCAAATTCATTTCCAGTAATAACTTCACCAACTGATAATTCATATGTTCCAGATACTTTTAAAGAATCTCCATCACTTTCGACAACTTCCAAATCTCTAACTATTTGATTAGATGATAAAGTTTCTCCAATTAAAAATTTGGATGGTTCTTGAACTACCTTAAAAGTAGGGTAATCATTTTTATGAATTATTACTCCGCTAAAATCTTGAATTGTTTTTCCAATACCAGTATTGGTAGTGAACCCAGATACATTAATTGTTACTGTATCATTAACTCCTGAGGTATCATATCCACTTACCTTAAAGAATTTAAATCCATAATCTGCAGAATTAAATCCACTACCATCAGCACTAAACTTCTGTATTCCTTCAATGAATACTTCATCTCCTGAATTAAATGGTTGAGTTGTAAAACCACTTACTGGAGGTGTTGATATAGTGCATGTGAAAATGCCGGTATTGGATGATGCTATTTTTTCAATTGCAATGCCATTATTATTATTTGTTGTAAAAACCTCTACAGTTTCATCAGGTAAACCTTTTGGTTGAACCTGAATTTCTAAAGAAGAAATTGCGGATCCTGTTATTTTTGCCTCAATAAATCCAGAATTTACTACACTTCTTGTTATAGAATTTACAAGAGTTATATTTGGAGCAGATACATAACCCTCTCCTCCACTAATTATTGATATCTGTTTTATTG